CCCAGTAGGGGTCTTTTTTTGTCTCTAAATAATGATAAATATACCCAGACTATAATTTTCAGTGCCTGCACAGAGGTTTTCACAAGGATTTAAGGATATTTCCTTATCCTTCAAAAGACATCCAGTAACAAATGACATTCTTGCATTAAAAAATGAGGATGCCATAAAACGTTCTGTGCAAAATTTAGTTCGTACAATAAGAGGTGAAGTTTTTTTTAATGAACTTCTAGGCACAAGAATCAGTGGATCACTTTTTGAGTTGGCAAATGATGATTATATTGATCCAATGAAGACCCAAATTGAAACTGTAATCAGTAACTTTGAACCAAGAGTCAGATTAACTAAAGTGGATTTTCAAACTTTCCCTGATGAAAATGCGATTGAAGTAACTATCAATTATGACATTATTGGACTCTCTGCTCCTACACAATCTGTCAACTTCATACTAGAACCAACAAGGTTATAATGGCACTGCAACAATTTACCAATCTTAATTTTGAGGACATCAAAACCTCAATCAAAGATTACTTAAGACAAAACTCAAACTTCAGTGACATGGATTTTGAGGGATCAAATCTGTCTGTCATTATTAATCTTCTTGCTTATAATTCATATACCACAGCGTACAACACTAATGCAGTTGTAAACGAAACATTCATAGACAGTGCGACACTAAGAGAGAATGTTGTCTCTCTTGCGAGAAATATTGGTTACGTACCAAGATCTAAAAGAGCAGCGAGAATGATAGTTGATTATCATATGTCTGGAATATCAACATCTACAAATACAATAACATTTCAACCTGGTTTGATAGGAAATGGAAGCGTATCTAATATTAATTACTTATTTTCAATACCTGAGAAAGTCACAGGCACCGCTTTTGCAGGTGAATCTAATGGAACAATTGAGGTTTTTCAAGGACAATATTTAGAATCAAGATTTGTTGTAAATGATTCTCTCCCAAATCAAAGATATATTTTACCTAATAATGGTGTTGACACTTCAACAATAAGAGTCAAGATAAAAGAAAATAATTCAAGCACTACAGCAGATGAGTATAAATTGGTGGATAATATTATTGGTGTCACTTCTACATCAAACATATATCTAATACAAGAGACAACTGATGAAAAGTATGAAGTATTATTTGGTGATGGTATTTTTGGTAAAAAGTTATCTAATGGAAATATAATAGAAATATCTTACATCAAAACTGAGGGGAAAGATGGAAATGGTGTCAGAAGATTGACATTTTCTGGAACAGTCACAGATGAAGACAATATCACTGAACAAGATGTAAGTACATCAATTATACCTCAATTTTCATCACAAAATGGTGATGATATTGAAGATGTAAGAAGTGTCAGATACTATGCACCTAGATTATATTCCTCTCAACATAGAGCAGTTACAGCGAATGACTATGAGGCGATTGTGCCATCTGTGTACCCTAACATAGAATCAATAAGTGCTTTTGGTGGAGAAGAATTGACACCACCTAAGTATGGTAGAGTTTACATCGCTGCAAAACCAAAGAACGGATCATTCCTTTCAGAGTTTACGAAAAAACAAATATTATCATCTTTGAAAAATTACTCTGTAGCAGGTATAGTTCCTGAAATAATCGACCTTAAGTTTTTGTATGTCGAACTAGATACTCACGTTTATTATAATTCAAATTTTGTTGGAGACACACAAAATCTAAGAACTGATGTGATAAATGCAATGAATGCTTTTGCAAGTGGCACTGAATTAAATAAGTTTGGAGGTAGATTCAAATATAGTAAAGTCTTATCACTTATTGATAGAGTGAGTGAGTCTATTACATCTAATATCACTACAATAAGGATAAGGAGAAATTTAGTAGCACAATTAAATGTATTCAGTCAGTATGAAATTTGTTTTGACAATACTTTTCATAGAAATGAATCAAGGTACAATATAAAATCTACTGGTTTCAATGTGTCAAATGTGTCAGGAACAGTATATTTTTCTGATCAACATACACCTAATACTGAAAAAGGTAAACTATTTCTTTTTCAAATTGACGGAGACTCAACAATCAAAATTTTATCTACAACATTTGGTTCTGTAGATTACAAAAAAGGTGAAGTTATAATTGACACAGTGAATATCACGGGCACTGTATTACCTGATAATATCATTGAAATACAAGCAATACCACAATCAAATGATGTGCTTGCTAGAAAAGAATTATATCTTCAATTTGACGTATCAAATAGTAATTTCTTTATGAGGGAGGATCCTATATCAACTGGTGCAAATACATCTGGCACAAGATATGATCCACAATCAAGTTACAGTAACGGTGCTAAAGTAAGAGGTGCTATCATAACAAGTACATCCTCTGGTTCTACACTTGTTGGATATGTGAACGGTAATCCATATTACGGACCTTTCCACTTCCACCCCAACACTGGTAAGAAAATGGTTGGTGCGTTCCATGTTTCTTCTCCTCATGACACGATATACGCTACAAAAGCAGAGAGTTTAGGAATTTCTGCTGACAGTGCTGCCATAGATAGTTCATCAACGAGCACGTCAATGACATCAACATCATCGTCGTCATCTTCTTCATCATCATCCTCAAGCAGTAGTAGTGGATACGGATACTAATGATACAAACATCATTAACTAAAGTCAAAATATATGAAGTAATTGAGAGTCAAATACCAGAGGTAATTGACGAAGAGAATCCCCTTTTAGGTGATTTTCTTAAACAGTATTATATTTCTCAAGAATATCAAGGTGGTGCTATTGACATTGCTGAAAACCTTGTTGAGTACAAGAATTTAAATTTCTTAAATAATGAAAATCTAATAGGTTTTACGTCAATCACTCAGTACACGAAAGCAAAGGATGATGTAATATACGTCGATTCAACTGATGGTTGGCCAAGTCAATATGGTCTATTGAAAATTGATAATGAGATAATAACATACACTGGTATAGGATCAACATCGTTTGAGGGTTGTGTAAGAGGTTTCAGTGGTATAGAAAATAACACTAAAACAAATCAACCAGAATATCTTACATTTACTAACAGTGGTTTAGGAACTCACGCTGTAAACACTAGAGTTCACAACTTAAGTAATGTGTTCTTGCAAGAGTTCAGAAAGAAACTCAAGAAACAGGTATTGTCAGGGTTTGCTGAGAGAAAACTAGACGAGAATTTAAATCAATCTAATTTTATAAGGCAATCAAAGGATTTTTACAAGTCTAAAGGTACAGAGGAAGCGTTCAAGATATTGTTTGGTGCACTGTATGGTGAGAAGGTTGAGATGATTCAACCCTCAAAATATATCATAAGTCCATCGGATGCAGAATATACCGTAAACGAAGTATTACTATGCGAACTGATATCTGGTGATCCTCTCAAGATATTGGGTGAAAGTATTATACAAGAAACAACACCACTACAGACAAGCGGATCTATCACAAATGTTGAGAAGGCAGTGATAGGTGGTAATTCTTATTATAAGATTGCTTTATCAAAAGAGACAATCATTGGAAAATTTATACAAATAGGAAAAACATTTATTACTAAATCAGCACCTGTGGGATCTACCGTTTTAGATGTTGACTCTACAATTGGATTTGGTGCCACTGGTGTATTTCAATTTGAGAATAGAACTATACCTTATCTGGGCAAATCACTAACACAATTCACTGGCATTACAACTCTTACATCACCATGTGGAATTGGATCTACAGTGAAATCAGGTCTTGTAGCAACTTCATATGAAAATGGTGATCTAGATCTACCAGTGACATTCAATGTGTTGGGTGTTCTCAATAAATTTGTCGGATCAGCAATAAATCAACAAGAAGGATCAGAAATTAATATCAAACAACTTGGTAGAATTGAAAATGATCTGACATATAAAACATGGATATACAATACAGCATCTACGTACGCTATTGAGAGATACACACTCAAGAGCACTAATAGTTACAACTTCAAACTTGCAGCATCAAACTTCTCTCTTTATGTGGGTGATGAAATTGAAGTTATTGATCAAACTGATCCTGATAATAAGTTGAATGGTACGATAACATTTGTTTTTGATGAAGATCAAGACGATTCTATATCTGTCAGTGTTCCTACTCTTGATACAACAAAAAGATATAAGATAAGAAGAAAACTAAAAATTCAAAGAGGAAGCACAGCTGACGTACAGAACACTTACACAGATGGAGGTTCTGTATACGTTGCTTCTAATAGTTTACCTCACTGGACAATAGACCCACAAAAAAGAATTAGACCATTTACAAATGTAGGAGTAAACACCACACAAGTAGAAATAACAGTGCCTGATCATGATTTTTACGATGGCGATTTGGTTGCATATTCTTCATCAGGTATTGGTACATTAACAAATTTGAATGAGGGTGAATCATATTACGTAAAAAGGGTTGATAGTAACACTGTAAAATTAGCGTACACTGGAGAAAACGTCAGAAGAGGTCAGTTTATCACTGCTTTTATAGGTAATGACATAGGTGCACTCACATCTCACACACTTACACCAGATTCATTATTTGGAACTGATCTCGGTGCACAAAAAATACTTAGAAAATTCGGTGAACCTGAATTTAGGGAGGTAAAAGACAAAACTGTTCAGGGTGGTGTTGGATTATTTGCAAATGGTGTTGAGGCATA